ATCGAAAAACGCCACGCGATCCGCCCCATAGAAGGCGTCAGACACGATGGGCGCGTAGATGTTCGTGGTGAGGTTGAGCAGGTAGCCCGCCGTCGTGCCATCCACGACGATGAGGTGCGGGCCGTTATCCGCCAGGGCCACCGGGCCGCTCGCGCTCGCCAGCGTGCCGCGTGCCGTCGCCGTGCCATCGCTGTGCAGCTCGTAGAGGTGCGCGCCGCCCACCGCAAAGCAGCGCCCGCCGCTCGCGGTGTAGAGGCCGCGCACGCCGGCGCTGGGCAGCGTGGCGAACAGCGAGAGCCCCGGCGTGCCGATCAGCATGGCGGGCGTCTTGCCGGCTTCCGGGTTGCTCGCCCGCAGGAGCGTGGCCGCGCCGCCGTCGCCCTCCACATACAGATTGATGCAGGTCTGGGCGTTCTGGTTGGGGACGCGGCTGAGATAGGCGCCGCCGATGAAGTTCGGGAAGTTCGGCATCGTCGCTTCCTAATCCAGAAAATCCTCGTTGCGCATTTTGAAATACCGCCGCAGGGCATCCCGCAGCCGGCGCTGCCTGGCGCTGCCCGCCACGAGCTGCCACAGGCCCTGCGCATCCCGGCTCAGGTCCGTCCGGGGGTCAAACTGGTGGCGCACGAGAATCTGCCAGCGGTCCCAATAGCCGCGGTCCACCTTGCGCCCATGCCAGGCGTGCGTGAGTAAGCCCTCGACATAGCCGAGGTCGCGGTGCAGCGCCTGGGCCCGGGTCTGCCAGTCGAGGACCATCTGGCGGTAGCCGGGGGTGACGCCTTTGGGCATCGAGTACTGGCCATCCCCGATCAGGCTCTTGGCCATGTGGTTGTCGGCCGCGCCCAGGAGGGCGGCATCGAGCAGCCCGCCACAGGCATTCCAGGCGTCCCGCGTACACGCCCAACCGAACCCTGGGTGCCACGGCGTCCACTGCGGCTGCGGCTTGGGCGGCTGGTAGGGGTCCGCCTGCGGATCGGGCGCCAGGTGGTGATACGACCACGCAAACGACTTGTGCCGCATCAGCGGCTCGTGCTGGGCGGTCAGGTCGAGCGCCTCGGACCAGGGCTGGAGGATCGGGTGCACCTGGAGCTGGTGCACCGCCTCGCTCGCCCAGTCGGGCCGCACAAAATGGACATCCGCATCAATCCACGCCAGGTAGCGCGCGGCGGGCGGCAGGCGCTGCGCCAGCAGGTTCAGCATGTTTTCCTTAAACCAGAGCATATGCTGCGTCCACAGTTGCAGGTGCCGCGGGTTGTCCGCCTCGGTGACCTGAAAGGCGCGCTCCCCCACGGCCAGCTCGGCGGTATAGAGCACCACGCCGGAGGCCGCCATGTGCGCGGCAAAGTCGTGGTAGAGCCGCCAGCGGCTGCGGTAGCGCATCGGGTTGAACACGCAGGTGAGGACGTGCAGGCGGTCGCGGAAGTCGTCCACTAGGGCGCCACCTTTCGTATCGTCACGCTCGGCTTGCCCTCGCTGCGCAGGCTGAGGACCTCGGGATGGACTGCTGCAAAGCCTTCCAGCTTGTCGGTATTCCACAGGACCCGCCCCGCCAGAAAAATGGCATGCAGGCGCGCGCCTTTGACGCTCTGGCCGTGGGCGAGCACCGCCGCCTTCACCTGCTGCTCCACCAGTGCCAGCTCACTGGCCACGGCGGCCAGCTCGGGCGCAAAGCGCGCCTCCACCGCCGCGAGCTGAGACCGCACGCGGGCCGGCAGGGCCACCGCCTGGGCGGCGCGGATGGCGGCTTGCTGGGCGTGCAAATCCGCTAAAGCCTCTAGCATATTGAGAATGTCCATTAGGTATTGCCTCCCGAGAGGAATGAGGCGCTGCTGGTGGCCCCCCAGCCGCCCCGGCCCTGCCCCCTCGGGAGGTTGGCGGGCAGGCTGAGCAGGCGGCTGTGGGCATTGGCGACTTTCAGTAAGGCTTTCGCCTCCACCGCCTTCGCCGCCAGGGCTGGGGTCACCTGACAATCCCGGTAGGAGGGCGCCAGGTCGATGGCCAGCGCCGCTTGCAAGGCGCGCTCGTAGCCCGGCGGCAGGGCCACCGTGGTGTCGAGGCTGGCAAAGGCCGTGAGTGGCGTCCACGGGTAGAGCAGCAGCGTATCGCCGCTGGGCGGGATCGGCCACGGGAACAGGCTCGCCAGTGGAAAAGCATGATCCAAATACACGCCGGCGGCCAGGCTGCTGGTCATGGCCTTGAGCCCGATCCGCTCATACTCCTCCGCCGTGAACACCTGGAGCGGGAAGTCCAGCGCCCCGGCGCCGCTGCCCTGCCGCTGCACCGCATGGTCGAGGTGCACCGGGCGCTCGGCGTTGATAGCGCCGCTGGTGCCCCAGGTGTAACTGGCCGCGCCGGTGAGGGGGAGAGTTACCGTGGCAATGGCATACGTCATCAAGGATTCGAGCCGCCAACTCGACACCAGCAAATTCAAGGCACGGAAGCCGTCCGCCGCCTCGTTCGCCGTGGCCACTTCGCCGCTGGCGATGGCCCCCAGGTCGAGCAGGGCGGCGCTCACCAGGTCGCGGACGGTGCTCACGGCTGCCCCGGCCCCTGCACGTGCGCGTGCAGCGCGGCCAGGGCCGCCACGTCGGTGGGGTCCAGCGCCGCCGGGTCCAGCGGCGACGCGCCGCTGTGCGTCACCGTGCCAATAATCGGCGTAATCGTCTGAATCAGGCGGATGGCCAGATTCAGGGCCTCAAACCAGGTCATAGGGGTCCTTTCTCGGGGAAGCCCGGCTACCCTGCGGCAGCCGGGGGAGTTTAAATACTATAACTCCTTATATATCAAGCAGTTGGCGCGACGGCTACCTCTGCGCCGTATATCGACACGCACACGACCCCCGCGATGGCCGCCTGGGCCATGACGAAGAAGGCATTGCCAGGCGGCACGATGATGTGCCCCTCGATCATGTCTTCCATTTTGAACGGCGGCACCACGGCGGTGGCGGTGCCGGCGTTGGACGAGATGCCCGCGGTGCACAGGAACGTCGGCGCCGCGATCACCACGAGGGTGGTAGGCGCAAAGCGCATGACGGAGGCATTCCCGGCGCCGAGCAGGAGGTTGACCCCGGCCACCTGCGTCAGGGAGACGATGGGCGCGCCAGTGCCAATCTGCGAGCCGGCGTTCAGGACCACGCCATACTCAATATGGCCGACGGCCCAGGTGGTCCCCGTATAGCCATAGACGATCTTGTGCAGCACCAGGTTCTTGCCGCTGCCGGCGGGATTCCACAGCATCGGCGCGTTGGTGGTCGTCGGGGCCACCAGGGCGGCGCCGACGGCGGGGGTGCTGTAGACAAAGGCGTTGCCGCGCAAGACGTGCTCGTAAAAGCGCGTATTGAGCGGGCTGGTCATCAACTCGCCGAAATTGCCCATGCGGGGGCGGGTGGTGACCACGCCATCCGAGAGCAGGGCGCCAGCGCCGACATAGCCTTCCAGTTGAACGGTATCAGAGGACATCGTGTTCCTTTGCGCAGCGGGACGGCCCGCCGCGGTGCGTGCTTACGTGGGGTAGCTCAGCACGGGGGCCTCCCCGTGCGCAGGAATCGTCACCAGGGCCTGCCCGGTGACCAGGATCTGCATGGGAAAATTGGCCCGCACGCCGTCCGTATAGACGGCGGTGGCCACGGTGCTATGCCGCGTGTTCGGGGCATAGGCCAGCACCAGGGGCAGCACACTGGCGGCATAGGCCGCGGTCTGGGCCACCGAGGGCGCGGTAAACTCCCCAAACGCCGCCGGGCTTTCCGCCCAGGTGCCGAGGAGCGCTTGCTGCTCGGCCAGGGACTGCACCAGGCGGGTCCGGCCGGTGCTGCGGTACATCATCTTCGGATAGGCCATAGGCCTCCTAGCCGATCCCGCCCATGGCGGGGGGCACCTGCACGCCGTTGGGCGCGTAGCTAAAGGCGGTCGCCGTGCCCGTGTCGAGCTGATCCACGGACGGCGCGGTGAGATAGCCGAAATCCGCCGGCGAGTCGAACCAGGCGCCGCTGAGCGCGTCTTGCTGCGCCTGCGTGGTCACCGTGGTCGTGGTGCCGTCGGAGCGGTAAAACATCTTGGGAAAGGCCATAGGGCTCCCTTTGTAGCCAACGACGCAGACAGTTAACTCAGCCCACGACACGTACGCCCAATTGTGGACGCACCGTTTTCGTCGCGAAAAGCACGTCAATCCTTGTCCGAAACGCGGTCGTACTGATGTCATACTGGCGCGCCATGGTCATCGAGATCCCCAGCTTTTTGCTGGCGATCCGGCCGCCCCAGGCGCCGTAGCCGTTGGGGTTTTCGAGGTCCACACAGGCCAGCGTAATCGCGTCCTTGTGGAGCAGCATATTCTGCGGGCTGTTGGTCGAGGCGGCGCCCCTGATGGTCAGGGCCGCGTTATCGGCGGGCAGGCTGTTGCTGGTCTACCGCGC